ATGGATTGAAAAGAAACTTGACTTCAAATATAAAGGGGCAGCAATTCAATTTCTTGTTAATCCGATATTCCTTGCTCAAGTTCTCTCAAAAACAACCTCAATGATTTTGTCTGATACTTGTGCTTTATTTCAATCTGACGGGTTTTCCCACATAATCATGTTGCCCTTGGAGGATTAATGACAATTGTTAGAAGAGGCTTTTTTGACAATGATGATCTTGCTGAAATGAATGTCGGGAAGAACATTGTTGAAGATGCTTGTATTAAATGTGGAGCTTATAAAAGCTGTATCAATCCTAGAATGCCTGTATCTGGAAAAGGGGCTAAGAAAATCTATATGCTTTGTGAAGCTCCTGGAGAAACTGAAAGCAAGCAGAACACTCAATTAGTTGGGAGAGCAGGTCAATTACTAAGAGAAAGATTAGCTGAAAGAGGAATAGATTTAGATTTAGATTGTTGGAAAGACAATTCCATTCGCTGCCGAGTCACAGAAAATGGAGAGAATAGAAAACCAACAAAGCAGGAAATCAAATGCTGTAAAGATAAAATTGATAAATCTATTAAAGAACTGAAGCCTGATTATATTTTCTTGTTTGGGAAGTCTGCTTTAGAATCTACTTTCCTAGATAGATTTTCTGATTTGGAAGTTGGGAATTGGAGAAATCTTTGTATCCCTGATAAAAAGACAGGGGCATACATTTTCCCGATGTATCATCCTTCCTATTTGCTTAGGAATGAAAATGATCCTGTAACAAATGGGGTATTCAATAGAGATTTAGATTTTGCTGTGAGAGGAACTAAATTAGAGCCTTTTGAACACAAGCCTTACCTTGACTACCTTTTCCCTTTAAAGTCCTTTGCTGACATTACAGACATCCTAGAAATCATATTAAAAGAAAAGCCTGAACACTTTTCTTTTGATTATGAAACAACAGGGCTAAAACCATTCAATGAAGGACATACAATTGCTGCTATTTCAGGTTGTGATAATGACGAGTATGCTTTTTCTTTTCTCTATGATCATTTTAAACATCCTTGGCACTTTAAAGAATTTAAAACTATTACTGATCTTTGGATAAAAATACTACTTGATCCTGATATAAAAAAGATAGCAGCCAACAGTAAATTTGAATCTGTATGGAGTAGATGGGTGTTCAAAATTCCTAAGATAAGCAATTTGGATTATTGCACAATGAATTCTGCTCATATTATTGATCCTCAGAAAGGAACAAGTTTAAAATTCCAAGCATACATAAACTTTGGGATTGATGATTATAGTAAATCAATCAAGAAGTATTTGGAAACAACTGATACTAAAGGATTTAATAAAGTAATGGAAGCTCCTGTTGATGAACTCTTGCTTTATTCTGCAACAGATTCATTAATGACTAAATGGCTTTTTAATAAACAAAAAGAGTTTTTTGAGAGACATCCGAAGCAAGAATCAGCAAGGCAGTTTTTCCAGAAAGGTTTAGATTTATTTGCAGATATTCAAATTACAGGCATAAATGCAAACACAAGATATTACTCCCAAGAATTTCTTGATTTGACTGAACAGCTAAAAGAGAAAGAGCAGGAGCTAAGGAAATTTCCTGAAGTTCAACAGTTCGAAACAATGCTTCACAAAGAGCTTGATTTTGAGTCAACAACTGATTTACGAAAACTTTTCTTCACTGTAATGAAATTAGCTTCCAAGAACAAAACAACAACAGGCTTAGATGCAACAGATAAGACAGCAGTCAATGAAATCAATCATCCAATTGCTAAAATAATCCTTGCAAAGCGTAGAATTAAGAAAATGAGAGACTATGTAGGTTTATTCCTCAAGGAAATTAACGATGATGATCGAATCAGACCTTTTTTCAATCTGCATATTCCCATTACTTTTCGCTCAAGTGCAGATTCTCCCAACTGGCAAAACATTCCAGTAAGAGATGAAGAAGCTAAACAAGTTACTAGGTTAGGGATTATTCCAAGTAAAGGAAATAAATTATTAGATTGGGATTATGGATCAATTGAAGTCAGGACAGCAGCATGTTACACGAAAGACCCAACATTAATTGCTTATATTAATGATCCTTCAACAGATATGCACAGAGATACGGCAGCAGAATTGTTTAAACTCAATCAAAAGCAAGTTTCTAAAGACATAAGATTTTATGCAAAGAACGGATTTGTATTTCCTGAATTCTATGGATCATACTATGTTAGTACAGCCAAGACTCTTTGGGCTGAAGTTCCTAAGCTTAAATTAGTTGACGGAACTTCTCTTTTTCAACATTTAAATTCCAAAGGAATTTTGACTTATCAGCAGTTTGAAGATCATGTTAAGAAGGTTGAAAAAAATTACTGGATTAAATTCAATGTGTTTAAGAAGTGGCAAGATCAGGCAATAAAAGAGTTTGCTAATACAGGTCTCGTTGAAATGTTTGACGGATTCAGGGTAGGAGGGTATTTAGGTAAAAATGAAATAATTAATTACCGTTTTCAAGGCACGGCCTTTCATAGACTGCTTTGGTCTATAATTGAAATTGCTGAAGAAATAAAGAAAAGGAGGTTAAAAACTAAGATAATTGCACAAATCCATGATTGTTGTATTTATGATTTAGTTCCAGAAGAACAGGAAGAAATAGTTGCTTTATCAATAGAAGTAGCAACCATAAGGATTAGAAAAGTATTTCCTTGGATAATTGTACCTTTAGAAATTGAGTTTTCGATCACCGAAATTGATGAGAGCTGGTACCATGAAAAAGAACTTAAAATGTAAGTATTTTTACAGTTTTTAGGAAAATGTGTTATATTAAAAATAAAAGGAGGAAGCTATGACTAAAAAATCAAATGTTATTGAAGTTCCACAGTTTCAAGATGTTACACTAACAAAGGGAGAAGTTATTGCTTTAATGAATAGCAGGGGATTTAATTCTTTGGTTAACAATGAAGTAATTCCTGCTTCTATTAAGTATTGGCTCAGACGTTTTAGGAATGAGTTAATTTCAATAACAAAAACTATTGAAGAATTACGAATGGAACGATTAAACATAATTTCAGAAAAAGACGAGAATGGAAAACCTAAAAAAGAAAAGAACGGCTCTTTTGTTATTCCCGATGCAGAAAGAATAAAATTTGAAGAAGAATTTACAGTTCTTTTAAAAGAAGAAGCTGAACTTCCTTTCAAAAAGATCATCATTGATCTTGCTACCTTTCCTGAAAACACTCTTTCCGCAGCGAGTATGAATGAGGTTGAGTGCATTGTAGTGTTTATTGAGCCCAAAGAAGAAGAGGGAAAGTAATATGCCTTTGCACATTTCATTACGTCCTTCTTCATTAGAAGAAGTTTATGGAAATGATTCAATCAAGACTTCCTTGGCTTCAATCTTTGCAAGGAAGTCAGATTTCCCTCATGCTTACCTGTTTACCGGCCCAAGTGGGTGCGGGAAAACTACCTTTGGAAGAATCATTGCTTCTCTTTTAAAATGTGGTCCTGATGATCTTTTTGAATACAATACTGCTAACATGAGAGGGATTGATACAGTTCGGGAAATAGATCAGAATTGCAGATATGCTCCTTCTTCAGGAAGTGTAAAAGTCTATATTCTGGACGAAGTTCACAGAACAACTGTTGATTTCCAGAACTCTTTACTCAAACTTCTTGAGGATGCCCCGTCTCATGTTTTCTTTATTCTTTGTACAACGGAACCTGAAAAACTCTTAAAAACAATCCATACACGATGTTCTACATATCAAGTTCATCCTTTACTGAATAACACAATGAAACAATTTCTCAATGATGTTGTTGTTGGAGAAGGAATTGATGATTTTTCAGGAAAAGTCATTGATAAAATTATTCAGGCTTCAGAAGGAAGTCCAAGACAAGCATTGGTTATTCTAGATCAGGTTATAGATATTACTGATGAACAAGAAGCTGTTGAGGCTGTCAGTTCCTTTATTGCTGATGATATTAAAGAGCTGAAAGAAGTGTTTCAAATCCTGCTTGAGACTAAATCAACAGGGAAATGGGATAGAATACGAGCAACCATTAAAGAAATTGATCTTGAGCCTGAGAAAGTAAGGCGTTCTACATTAGGATATTTGGGTGCTGTTTTACTTAATCGTTCCTCAGATGATCGGGTAGCTGAACTGTTAGGATGTTTCACTGATTCTTGGTTTTATTTAGGAAAGTCTGGAATGATCAGATCGTTTTACTATGCTTGTAAAATATGAGGTAATTATGCTTCATTGGAACTGGATGATACTTGCATTTTATTTAGGGATGGGAATAGGGATTTGTATAACAGCTCTATTTTCTGTGGGGAAGGAAAAATAAATGTTCTTAATAAAACCAAATTATAAGATTTTAACAGGCATTGACTCTTCAACAATTCTCGAAAATATTGAAAGAGCAGGAAGGATTTGTTATAAATCTGAGAAGAGTATAACTTCTAGTTCTGCAAAAGAGTTTGTAAGAAAAATAATTAAATCAGGACATGAGTCTGTAATTGAACATGAATTTCTTTCAATCAAATTCATTTGTGATCGTGGAGTTTCACATGAACTTGTGCGGCATAGACTTTGTTCCTTTTCTCAGGAAAGTACAAGATATTGTGATTATAACGGAGGAGTTACATTTATTATCCCTCAATGGAGTAATCTTTCTGAAGGTCTTTACAAAAAAGATTTCTTACAAAAAGTTCCTGAAAAAGAATACAGCTCATATCCTACATATTTTCAAGATTCTATATGGTTAGAAGCTATGGTTAAAGCGGAGGAGCTTTATTTATCTCTTTTAAAATATAACTGGCTTCCTCAACAAGCTAGAGCTGTTCTTCCTAACTCATTAAAAACAGAACTAGTAATAACGGCAAATTTAAGAGAATGGAGACTTATTCTAAAACAGAGAACTTCAAAAGCTGCCCATCCTCAGATGAGAGAATTGATGATTCCTTTATTGAAAGAATTAAAAAGTAGTGTCTCTGTTGTGTTTGAAGACATAGAAGGAGGAGAATAAATGGATTTAAAAGAAAGCCTTAAACTTGACAAGGGCAACCTTGATGATCAAGCTTTAGAACAAGCAAGTCTTTATTATGAATGGGCGGAAAAACATGCTCAAGCTGTTCTTGCTAGAGATAAAGCAAAAGAAAATTTAACTGTAATTACTGCTGATGCTTCTGCTGATATTAGAAAAAATGCAGAGAAGTATGGATGGGATGCTGATAAAGCGCCAACAGAAACATTTATCAATTCTAAGATACCTCTTCATAAATCGGTATCAGATGCACAACTTCACTTAATTGATCTTCAATATGAAGTCAATCTTTATCAAGCTGCAAAAGATGCTATTGAACAAAGGGGAAGAGCTTTGGATATTACTGCTAAACTCTTCACAGCAGGATATTTTTCTGCCAATAGAGGAAAAAGTATTAGAGACAACATATCAGAAAAATCAAGGGAAAAACAGGTTGAGGCTTTAAATGCTGAACCTCTCAAACCTTCACTGAAAAGAAAGGCATAAATATGAAGTGGGGCTATTTTTTCTATGCAATTGTAGGAATATCTGGTTTTTATCTAATTATCAAAATAGGAGCATGGGCAGTATTTAAAGCATATTTTCAAGTAAAAAAATTAGAAGAAAAGGAGCATAAAAAATGAAATCTAAATTTGACAACAAAGCTTGGGATCAGGGAACAGCAGAAAGCGTAAAAGAATCCCATGCAAGAAAAGAAGATGCGGGAGGGATATATAAAACTATTTTCAAGGATGATGCTCCAAAAGAAAAGATGATCAAAAAGTTTGCAGAAGATGAACATCAAATAAATATCATTCCCTATATTGCAGGAGCATTTGATCCGATTCATTCAGAAGGCAAGATTGTCCATTATGTAGAAGTTCCTGTTCATACAAATATAGGCCCAACAAAAGACTCCTACATTTGCCTTGCAAGAGCCTATAAGAAAGCATGTCCGGTTTGTGAATACCAAGCAAAACTTAGAGAGGACGGAGAAGATAATGACATAGTAAATGCTTTCTATCCTAAGAGAAGAATGATTTACAATGTTGAAGTTATTGACTCTCCGAAAGAACAAGCAAAGGGGGTTCAGATTTTTGAAGTTGCACAATTTTCTTTTAGTAAGCCTCTTGACGAAGCAGCAGAACTTCCTAAAGGCGGAGGTGTTGTTAATTATGCAGGCAAGACAGTCGGAAAAACAATTTCTTTTAAAGTAAAAGGAGGAACTTTTAAAGACAAAAAAACAGGAAAGACAGGGAATAAAGTTGATTATACTTCTTTCCACTTCCTTGATAGGGAGCCTCTTACAGATGAACTCCTTGAGTCCGCTCATTGCTTAGATGAGCTTTTCTACATCCCGACCTATGAAGAAGTTTACAAAGCTTTGCATCAGGAAGAGCCTGAAAGCACTGTTGTTCGTTCAGAAGAAGAAGAAACAATTAGACATGAAGATAATGAAGATGTTCCTCCTTTTGAACCTGACGTAAAAGAAGAGGCAACAGAAGAACTTCCGACAGAGTGTATTTTTGAAGGAGTTGAGTTCGGAAAGCAATTTGATGAGTTTGAAGATTGCAACACATGTGAAATCCGTCTTTATTGTGAAGACAAGCAGAAAGCATTGCTCGAAGCAGCAAAACCTAAAACAAAAGCTCCTGCTCCTAAAACAAAAGAACCCGAAACTACAGGGCCAAGAAGAAGGCCAGGCCGCTAATGCCTCTCCTACTAAAGAAGAAAAAATCTGACATTGAGCAGATCAAAGAAAGTGCCAAAGAAGAGAGTAAAACTGATTTAGACTTTAAGCCTAACGAGGGAAACTTTGATTTAACTGTCTCAACAGGCTCCACTCTCCTTGATCTTGCTATCTCAGGAAAGAAGGTTAGAGGAGGGGGAGTTCCGGGAGGGATTCTTGTTGAAATCTTTGGTCCTTCAGGTGCAGGTAAAACGGGTGTGTTATCTGAATTATGTGGTTCAGCTCAATTGAGAGGAGGTGAAGTTAGGTTTGCTGATCCTGAAGCAAGACTGGATCAAGCTTATTCTCAAATTTATGGGGTAATTGTTCAAGAAGACTTCTTTGATTACAGCAGACCCGATACAGTTGAAGAAATCTTCAGTCTGATTGAAACATGGAAGCCTAAGAACCCAAAAGTACTTAATCTTTTTGCAGGAGATTCAATTGCGGCTCTTTCTACTGAATTAGAAATGGGAGAAGGAGATAAGATGGGCATGAAAAGAGCAAAAGACATATCTGCTGGATTAAGAAAAAACTGTAGATTGATTGCTAATAATAATTGGGTTATAGCTTTTACGAATCAAATCAGACAAGGAACAGACGGAAGAAATGTGACTCCGGGAGGTTTAGGACTTCCTTTCTATGCTTCATTACGAATTCAGATTACCCCACAATTTCAAGGAAGTAAAATAGAAAAAGAAATCACCCTTGAATCAGGAGTAAAAGTCAAACAAGTGATTGGGATTAAAAGCACATGCACAATTGCAAAAAGTTCCATTGATGAGCCTTATCGAACAGCTCCTATTTCTATAATTTTCAACTATGGATTAGATGATGTTCGATCAAATTTACAATATTTTAAAGATATGACAAAAGCAGCAAAATACAATGCTTTCACAAAAGAGTTTATGTCAATGGAAAGTGCAATAAAACATATAGAAAGTGAGGGACTAGAAAAACAACTGAGGGAGCAAACAATTGATTTATGGGAAAGTATTCAGAAACAATTTAATCAAAACAGAACATCAAAAAGGAGGCTGTAATGCTTGAGACGATTAATGTAATGATAGACATTTTAACAGAAACAAAAGAAAATATTGAAAAGTTTGAGAGGAAAGGCAATAAATCAGCAGGAACAAAAGCAAGAGTTGCTTTACAGGATGTAAAAAGACTTGCTCAAGAAGTGCGAATTAAAATCCAAGAAGCAAAAACAAAATAACTTAGAAGAGGAAGGAACTGGCGGTGTCTGCTGAAAGGCAAAATCGAAAGTATGTACCAGCCTTCCTCTTCTTTAAAAGGAACATATGACAATCATAGTTGACAGCAGTTCTATTTGTTACCAAGCAAAACACACGCTTGATCTTTCTTACGAAGGAAATGAGGTAGGAGTTGTCTTTGGTTTCCTTAGAAAAATCATTTCTCTTGCTAAAATATTCAAAACAAATGATTTTATATTTACTTGGGACAGTAAAACATCTATTCGGAAAGAACATTTTCCTGGTTACAAAGGAAAAAGACATCAGGAAAGAACAGAACAAGAAAAAGAGTTTGATGCTCTTTGCTATCGACAATTCAATGAGCTGAAAGAATCAGTTATTCCAAATATAGGTTTTCTTAGTTATTCCCAAGAAGGATATGAAGCTGATGATTTAATAGCTTCCATTATCCAAAACGAAAAGAAAGACATTCCGTTCCTTATTATTTCAACTGATAATGATCTTTACCAATTATTATCAGACAGAGTTTCTCTGTACAATAAAGTAGAATTCTCCAAGGGTAATTTTGAAGATGAGTATAATATTCCTCCTAATCAATGGATTTATGTTAAAGCTATAGCGGGATGTGATAGTGACAGCATACCCGGAATTCCTACAATAGGAACTAAAACAGCAATCAAGTATCTGAAGAAAGAGCTGAAAATAACTTCAGCAGCACATCAGAAAATAGTATCGAACAAGGAATTAATTGATTTTAATTTACCTTTAGTTTCTCTTCCTTACCCTGGAACAACAGCAATTAAACTTCCTGATAAAAAACCTGTGCTCTCTTATAAAAATTTTGTTACTATACTTGCTCAATATGGTTTTCGATCAATGCTAGAAAAGGAGTATTTAGAAAAATGCAAAACAATTCTATCACTTCAGTAAAAACTCGCTTGTTTGAATTAAGACAAATTCTTTCTTTGACAAAAAATTCTAAAGCAAAGGTCACTTTGGAAAAGAAAATAAAGGAGCTAGAGAAGGAATTGGGGAAGGATGAAACTATTTATCAACTTTAATTTGGGTTTTATTGAGGATTGGATAATTGGAAAAACCCATTTTAAGAAAAAGAAAAATAGTTCCTGCCCCTGTTCTTAGGAAAAGAAAAAATATTCCTCCTATACGAAGATGCCAAAACATAATTGATGATGGTTTTTACACAGGAAAGGAAAAAATATGTTCTCGTTTAGTTCGTCCACCAAACAAGTTTTTATGTCAAGTTTGTTTAAGAAGTATTCAATCAGAATCACAAATATTGGGGTATGAATTATGAAAATTGAAATCGGAATTGAAGGCAGGAAAGATGACGAGGGGAAATTAAGATACGATCTGCTCCCATTTGATGCCCTTGAAGAACTTGCAAAAGTATATACAAAGGGGGCAGAAGAATACGGAGACAGGAACTGGGAAAAGGGAATAAAGTTCTCAAGAATCATTGCAGCTATTTTTCGACATATTACATCTTGGATTCTAGGAGAAGGGTTTGATAAGAAGAGTGAGTTACATCACTTAGCCCATGCTGCTTGGGGATGTTTGGCTATAGTTGCTTTTCAAATAAGGGGAAAGAATAGTTTTAATAACATTCAAAAAGATTGGTTGCAGCTAGACGGAGATGCTCCTAGAATAAGAAAAGCCTCAATTGTAGGGAGCATAAAAAATGAGTAGTTCAGGAAAAGGACATGATTTTGAAAGAGCTATAGCAAAAGTGTTGTCTCTTTGGTTTAGTCAAGGAAATAATGATAATGTTTTTTATCGAAGCCAATCTTCAGGAGCAAGATTTACATCAAGGAGAAAAACGGGGAAAGATACTGTTTTGCAAAGCGGAGACATTACTTGTTCAGATCAAGAAGGAGAACTTTTAATTAAATCATGGTCAATAGAAATAAAAACAGGGTATGGAATAAAAAAGAAGAAAGAAGAAAAAACAGAAATAGTTAGATGGGATGTTTTGGATTTCCTTGATTCAACACAAAAAAAGCCTGTTTTACAAAAGATGTGGAATCAATGTAAACGAGATGCTGATTTGACAAACAAAATTCCTGTTCTTATCTTTAGAAGAAACAATAGAACACCTTGTATTTGCTTTACTGATAAATATTTTTATGTGTTACTTGATTTCTTTGGAGGTCAATGTCCTGTTTATATTTGTTCCATGAACCTTGTTATTCTGTCTCTTACTGACTTTTTTGAATGGATTGTGGATATTAGACCTGCATTATTTCTTCATTCCAGAATAGAACAGAAAAAACCTGTGCTGTTGAAAAAACAGCAAAAGCTATTTACTTGAGGAAACAAAAATGATTAAGACCTGCGAAATATCAAATTTCCAAAGTCATAAAAGCACATTCCTTGAGTTTGTTCCAGGAGTAAATATCATAACGGGTGCCTCGGATTCTGGAAAAAGTGCAATCTTTAGGGCTTTATTTTGGGTTTTAAATAATAGACCTTTAGGAAATGAATTTAATTCTTGGTTTTCTAAAGATAAAGAGTCCGTCAATGTAGGAATAGAGTTTGCAGAAGGAACTTACATTTCCAAAGAAAGAAAAAACAATAAAAATACTTACGATCTAAATGGTACACAATTTGAAGCATTAAAATCTGATGTTCCTGAAGATTTAAAAAAGATCACAAATATTGTGGACTACAACATTCAAACCCAACATCAACCTTATTTTCTTCTTCAAGACACTCCCGGAGAGGTTGCACGAAAGTTTAATGAGTGGGTGGGTCTTGATATTATTGATCGAGCTTTTTCCAAGATAAACTCAATTGTAAGCATAGCAAAAGGAAAAATAACTGACTATGATATTGAAATTACTAAGTTAAACACTAAAGTCGAAGAATTAGCCTTTTTAAATGAAATAAAGGTCATTGTAGAGAAACTTGAACTCCTGACTGCAAATCAGGAAAAGAGCAGTTCCGAGTACCTTAGAATTGATGGGACAATCAAATCTATAGAAACTCTGCAAGGACAAATTGAAGAACTTATTTATGATGAAACTCTTGAAAATGAAAAAGACTTGATTTTGAAGTTAATTTCTATTCGAACAGATAGTCAAAAAGCAATTTCTACTCTTGATAACCTTCTGATGTCAATTTCAGAATCAGAAGAAACTTTACAGGCTGAGTCTGAATGGCTTCAAATTGAAGAAGAGCATAAAAAGATTTCTTCTTTATTTCCTCTTATTCAAGAAAAAGAAAAGAAAAATGCAGTTCTATTTAAAACTCTTATTTTTTTAGAAGAAACAACTAAAGCGGAAACAGAAGAAGAATTGAAATTGGAACGATTTATTTCCCAATATAAATCACTGTTAAGTAAAGCTGACGTTTGTCCTATCTGCTTTGAACCCATAACACCTACTTCTTTAAAATATATAGAGGCTAATATATGAAATATCTTATTGCAGGTGATTTACATATAACTTCTAAAAATCCAGAGAATCGAACAGACAATTATTTTGAAACCCAAATCCAAAAAATAAATTATATTGTGGGTTTAGCTGTTCAGAACAAAGCTACTTTACTTCTTCCAGGAGATGTTTTTGATTCTTATAAGCAATCAAATTTAGTTCTCCAAACATATATCAACATATTTTCATGTTCAGAAGTTCCTATTTTTACTGTGCTAGGGCAGCATGATATGAAATATCATTCCGATGATACTGATGACACTCCTCTTGCAGTTCTTGAAGCTGCAAATGTTTTAAAAATCATTCCAAACAACACTCCTATTTATGATGGGTTGCATATATATAGGGCTTCATTTGGAGAAGAGATTCCAGAAATACTTGATTTCCATATGTACAGTATTCTTCTTACTCACAGAATGATTATTCATAATGATAAGATTTGGGATGCTCAAAAAGGTTTTGATTATGCTGAAAATCTGCTTAGAAAGCATGAGTTTGATTTGATTGTTTCAGGTGACAATCATAATTATTTTCATGCTCAAGTAGGCAATAAACATTTATTCAATTGCGGAAGTTTAATGAGAGCAACAACAGCTCAATTAGAACACATCCCAAAAGTTGTTCTGTTCGACACTGAAACAAGCAAATATAAAGAATTTGAAGTACCAATCAAACCGATTTCAGAAGTTTTTAATCTTGAAAGAATAAAAGAAAAGAAGNAAAGAACAGATAAATTTGCTTCTTTCATAAGCGGATTATCAAACACTAAAAGTATGTCCTTATCTTTTGAAGATAATTTAACTCAGTATTTAAAAGAAAATAAGGTTGAAAAAGGTGTTGCTGATCTATTAAAGGAGGTTGTGAGTGAATAATATTATAAATGATTTGGAAAAGTTATCAAAGCAAATTGAAAGTTCAAAGATGCAAAAAGCTTCTTTGACAGGGAAATTGGAAGAGCAGATGAAAACTCTCAAGGAACTAGGGTTCCGTTCGATTGTAGAGGCTAAGAAAGCTCTTGTTTCTCAGCAAGCAGAACTCACTAAGCTTGAAAAAGAAATTGAGGGAAAATACTCTGTATTGAAGGCTCAATATGAATGGTAAATTACAACTAATAAAAAATAGATTGATTGAGGAAATGGCTAAACGAAAAGTTTATCAATCCCAAGCACAAGAAGTTTTTGATAAACGAGAAGAACAAAACACACGCTACGAAAATGCCCAAAAAGCAAGGAGTGTTATCCAGGCAGTAGCAGAACAGACCCAGCAGCATATTGAGATACAAATCAGCACAGTAGTTTCTTCTGCTTTAGCTGCTGTATTTCCTGAGCCTTATGAATTTAAACTCAAATTTGTTCAGAGAAGAAATAAAACTGAAGCAGATTTGCTGTTTATTAAGAATGGGAATGAGTGTGATGATATACTTGCTGTAGGAGGAGGAGGAGTTGCTGATGTAGTAGCAAATGTTGCATTTCCTCTTGCTATTTGGAGTATCAGAAAAACAAGAAATACAATGTTGTGGGATGAGCCAAGCAAGTTTCTTCATAATCCTGAGTACCAAGAAAAAGCATCTTTATTGATAAAAGAAGTCTCAGAAAAATTAAATCTTCAAATAATAATGATTTCTGATCAAAAAAACATCCTAAAGAAAGCTGATAAAATATTTTTTGTAGAACAAACAAAAGGAGTTTCCGTTGTTTCATACTAGGTGTGAGGAAAGCCACTATGGATAAAGAATGTCATGATAGCACTGGTCTCCCGGCTACCCGATTTGGCATTTTTATTATTTTACCACAAGGAGGACGAGATGGGAGCAAAATTAAGGGATTTGATAGGCAAGACGATGGCAAGAGTTGAGAACAACCATAATGAGGAAATCATATTCACGACAGACGAAGGAAAGAAATACAAATTGTACCATGAACCGGAAGGCTGCGAAAACGTCTCTGTTGAGGAAATCATTGGGGGCCTCTCTGATTTAGTCGGATCTCCAATGATTGAAGCGGAAGAGGTCAAAAATCCCAAAGGAATAACAAAAGAAGAGCAGAATCGTAGTTTTACTTGGACGTTTTACAAATTTGCCACGGTAAAGGGATTTGTGACAATCCGATGGTATGGCGACAGCGGATACTATAGCGAGGGCGTATCTTTTTGTGAGTGCTAACGCAGTAATAAAGCACGAACCAATGCCTGTGCCTGAAATGCGACGGAGGAAATCCCCGTCGCCTTGATTTTATTGTTATCTGTTTTGCTACAGGAGATCGGAAATGGACATAGGGGCGGGATGGATTATCTTTATTATTTCAGCAGTGTTGTATGTAGCCCTACTAATTGTAGATCACTTTAATGCGGCAATGCACGGATTTAATGAGGACGGAACATACGGAGAGGGGCACCATGATCACAGTTGGCATTGAAGTTAACGCAAAGGTAAGCGGCGCTCCTGGGCGTCCACTATAGTGACTGGTTATGCGAGGTAATTTTATGAAAAATTCTTGCCCGATGACTGATGCTCGCTGGAATGTTCTCAATAAAGTCCATGGCCGCCTTGAGGAAATGGATAAAAAGGGAATCGACTTCTTTGACTCCATAGACGAGTTGAGAGATGAGTGGAAACGGTTCAAACAAGAAAGTAAACTCATAAAAGATGGTCAGGGTAGGGATTATTAGTGGCACATAACAATGAGATGAGGCGGTGGGCCTCATACTTTCAATGAAAACCACGGCGGCTATTCCTGTCGCCTTCATTTAATTGTGTATACGTTATAGGAGGATGGGGAAATGATAGTACGATCAATAACCGGTGAAGACGAAATAAACGATCTTCTTACGGGTGCTATGACTGCAACCATTGGGACCCTTGTTAAGGAGCATTGTTTGACAGAAAAACAGGGATATAGTTTCTTAGACCATCATCTGTGCATGTTAGCACCTGCCGATGGAGGATTTAAGTCGTGGTTTAAACGCATGTGGCCAGGATTCAAAGAAGCTAAAATTCTTGTAGNGGTGGTATAACGCAGTAATAAGCGGGCGGCCACGAATATGAATAGAAATGCGACCAGCGACATTCCCNCTCCGCTTGATTTAATTGTTATGGGGGTTTTATTGTGATTGATCCCAGAAAAGGAGCGAAAATGGAATACATGGTTTTTACAGATGTTGAAGGTCGGCCTTTTACCGTGGAATGCCTGTCCCTCTACGAGCAGTTGAAAAGGCATTCGTTCAAGTTGTTCGGCTTTGATATACCGTCCATACTTGAGCTACGGAGACAATATTGCTTGCGCCTGGGGCCACTGGAAGCGACTCTGGAAACAGTAAGAGAAGCATTTAGAGTCACGCCATAGTTGGAGTTAATTGATTGTTATATGGTTTTTTCGGTACTTGAAAGATAGGGAGATGACTATGAATATTTTATGCCGGATAGGGATACATAAATACATATTGCGGGAACTCCAGTATGACGAGAAGCCCACAGCAAACCCGACGCACCTAATGACCATACTGGAAAGGTGTCAATGCGGTAATGTACGGATAGCTCCACACGGAGACAGCCTTCCGACTACGATGGTTGCCAGTACAAAATTTATAGACAGATAACAGTGCAATAGGCATAATTATTGATATTGGGATATGATAATTCTGCCTATTGCGGGGGCACGGTTTTTGAAAGGAGAGGAGGAACTAATGATGGACTTTACAAAAATGTCTCTGGAGGAAATCGGAAACGAATTAAACAGGATAAACCATACAGACCGCTGTACGTTTGAGGATCGGGCAAGGAAGGCCATGCTCGATGCTGAATATGCCAGGCGGAAATCGGAGGAGTTGAACAGTTCGCTGGTCAGCAAGAACCCATCTATTTAGCTGCTGCGCCTTTTAGCTTATCAAAGCTACGCAACCCACCCATACCGACCATCCCCAGCGTGAATCCAATCATCTGGCAACACGGCAACCTTGCCTGTCTTAGCCATTTTGATAATTCTCCTTTAGCTTATTTTAACCATTACCTTTAGTTTTGCCGTATTCTCTTGCGGCCACATATCCGAGGTATC